CAATCGCTCTCGATGTTCGCAAGCTGGAGGATCGGGTGAAACAACTGGAGGCAGAGAACGACGCCATGCGCGCCGATCTGCTGCTGTGGCGTGAGCAGGAGGTGAAGTCGTGAACGTCCCAATCGGACCTGCCGCATTCGTCTTCAGGCACAAACGAACCGGCCAAGTCATCGTAGCACCCAGCGAGCGGTGGCATGAGTTGTACGACAAGAAAGATGACTGGGAACACACCGCAAGTCTGAACGCCTGTGGTGCTTTGCAGTACATCATCGACGCCAAACCGGGTGAACGGAACAGATACATCAAGAGACTTACGGAATATCCATGAAAAAAGAAAAGATGACGCGAGTCGTCACCATCGAAACGCAGCTCCATGACGACCTCAAGGAGTTCTGCAACCGCAACGGACTGAAGATCCAATTTGTCGCTCGGGAGGCGCTAAGGAAGTACATGGAAACTCAACACACGACGCAACCGTTGACTCCCTGCGCCGCTACCGCCCGGTAGCGATTCGTACCGTGTGGTGCGGACAAACCCCTCCGGCTGTCATGAAGCGGCGGTCGGAGGGATAAATTTCCTAAAATTATGAATCTAAGAGAATACCAACAGAAAGCAGTAGAGTGGGCCAAAACTGACGATGGCCTGATCATCGCACCCGCAGGCAGTGGCAAGACTTGGATTGCCGCGAGCATTATCCAGTATTTTCACAAACATCAATCCATTGGAAGATTCGGCTGGCTTGCCCCAACCCGAGAAACCTGTCAGCAAGCGCGCACCTCACTCCGTGTCGCCGGTGTACCTGACGAGGTAGTTGAGGTGCGCTGTCCGCATGAATCGGTGGACTTCAGCAAGAAGGACATGCTGATCGTGGACGAAGCCAAGCATAGTCCTGCTGCCGGATGGCGTCGCATCATCGAGTCCTGTAACGGGCCGCGTTATGGCTTCGATGCTACTCCTTGGTGCGACGATGAAGATCGAAACGCCGTAACACGAACGCTCTTCTTCAACCGCACCTACGAAATCAAGCGCAGCGACATCGGCGATTCATTGGCCGACGCTTACCTCGAAATCAGCGATGCCACCGACCTGAACATCCAGCAGAAGATCGATGACAACATCGACCAGCTATTCAATGCGCGGCGTCGGTACATGCGGATAAGTGACGACGAATTGAAACGCATGTGCGCCTGGGAATCGCTCGTAGACATAGGAATTTGCGGGAACCGCGAGCGCAATCGGTACGCCATGAATTACGCGCTGGAGCATCTCGACATGCAGACCCTGATCCTCATACCGCGCATCACGCTGGGCGAGGAGTACGAGAGCTGGATTCCGAATTCTCGGCTCGTTCATTCCAAGATTGGGAAGAAGGACCGACGCGCTTACATGGAAGAGTTCAAAGCTGGCAACCTGCGGACCATGATTGCCACAAGTCTGGCCGACGAAGGGCTTGATCTTCCGAATGTCGAACTGCTCATCATGGTGAGTGGCGGTCGGTCGTCGCAGAAGACGATTCAGAGGGCGAGTCGCGCATTGCGAAAAACAGAAACCAAAAACTGTGCGACAATCGTAGACTTCTCTGACAAGTTCCACCCCATCGGAGCGTTTCACGCGAAAAAGCGAATGAAATGCTACCGAGAACTAGGTTGCGTCTTCACCCAATGACAAACGAATCATCGCCAACACCCACTGAGAACACGGTACTTTTGATCGGAGAATTTCGAACGGTCAGCCGCAAGACAGAGACGAAGACCGGAGCATTGATGGTCCGCCGGGTCATCTCAATCGCTCGCCACTGGACAGACGCCGATGGTCGTTTCCGCGAGGAGTACGACGAGTTTGAAGTGTCATCCTGGGGACAGGTTGCTGAGAAGATCCTGTCGATTGAGAGCGGCGCGCTGGTTCGGGTTAAGGGTCGTGTGAAAGTTGAGCGGTGGAGCGAAGGCGGCGAAACCAAGAGCGCCGTGCGTATCGCGGCGGAAAATGTAACGCTTCTGTGCTACTAACTATGAAAACGAATCAAACAATCATTGCAGTCGATCCTGGTGTCGGCGGCGGTTTCGCGGTGAAAACGGCTGATGGAATTCTGCTGTTTCCGATGCCGGAATCATTGCCGGACATGGCGCAACTTCTAAGCGGCTTCAAGCTGTCCGACTCCCACTTGTGGATTGAAAAAGTGCCGAAGTTTGTGAGCAAGCTGACTCCTGCCGCGAGCGTTGCCACGCTGCATGAGAACTACGGCATCATCCAAGGACTGGCCTACGCTCAAGGCTATGCGCTTCACCGCGTAGAGCCGAAGATATGGCAAGATCCGCTTGGACTTGGTGGACGTAAAGCATGCGCCACCGGCCCTGAGTGGAAGCGAAAGCTGCGAGCCAAAGCCCAAGAATTGTATCCGCATCTGGATGTCAGTCTTAAGAACTGTGACGCCCTGCTCATTCTTCACTATGCCCAGGGAGGAGGACGTTGATGAATGCGACGATAACCCTCCCTCCACAACGCCCGAGCAAGAAACGTGGCAATTCGGACAACGTGTTCTTCCGACCAGTGTGGCTTGGCAAGGTGAAGCAGCTCGTGAATCACCGTGTCGATTCGATCCTTCTCGCTCTGTCTTGGATCGATTTCGATGAGCCTTGTGTCCATCCAGACCTGACCAAACGCATTCTCACGCCCGAGCTTCTTCTCAACGATCTTAACCCTTGTGATGGATTTCGCCCGTTTCACGCATGAACGCTCCCATGAAGTTCTTCAAAAACAAACGTCCAACTAATGAGGAATTCAAACAAGCGTGTGTCGCCGCGTTTGCAATGGGCGTCGTCATCACCAGCGCGTACTTCATCCTTTTCGTTCTAAAGTAATGGACGCGCAAACCGAAGCAGACCTCCGCGAGGAGCTGGCCGAGTACAAATGGATTTCCAAGGAATTAGCAAAATCTCTTGGATGCGGATGCACGGTTGGTGGAGAGTTTCTCGACCTGTGCATCAACTGCAAAGAAACACAACAAGCATACAAAACCATACAGAAAACCTATGAACCTGAGCAGCTCACACAAAATCGTCCGAGTCGCTGAAGCCGACGAATCGACGCCCAAGATCGACTTCGCCTACATTGACCGCAAATACAAGGAATGGCTGGTTCGCCGTGGATTCGCCGCCGAATCCGATAGCGGGGAACTTGGAATGCGTCGTTCCAAACTACGGGGTGTCGCCAAACGAACCGCTTTCCATGACAACGACTGAAATCTCCAGAGAACAGCTCTTGAAGGAAGCTCCGCGACTCGTCGAGTATGCTATCCTGCGGGGTTGGATGAGTAGGCCAAAGAGGCATCGAGACATCGATTCTCCCTGGCACTCAAACGACGCCGGTCAGGTCCAGACGCTTACAGACGATGAAATACAAAAACTCAGGAAATCCGTCGGTATCGGTTGAAGTCATATCCGACGACGTAGAGATACGGATCGGAGAAACGAAGTGGGCTGGCGTGGTCTACACGCGAGAAGGCAAACCGAAGGTGTACGTTCGAACGAAAGCTGAATTCAAAGCCAAGTTCACACCCGTATCCGGTGATAAGCCCTGACCATTACATCGCCGCACAAGAGCAGCTCTTTGGGAAGTTTCAGAATCGCTCCATCAAGATCCAGCACTGGAGCAAGTACCTGATAACACCCAAAGAGCTGGCTCTCCTTTTCAGAAAGCTAGACGAACACAAGTCGGTCATTCGCCAGATTGCCACCACAGACATCGGCAAGAGCGGCGACATAGCGCGTAAACACCTTGGAATCTGAAGATGAACCAATCGAAATTCGATCGTGCAAAAGCATGGGTCAAAGCCACGCCAGGAGCCATCGCAGGTCAGAACGGACACGGGGCGACATTCGCTGTTGCCACCGCTCTCATCCACGGATTTGAGCTGACCAGAACGGAAGCCGAGACGCTTCTCTGCGAGTACAACACGAAATGCTCGCCACCGTGGAAACCCAATGAACTGGCCCACAAGCTGAATCAGGCGCAGATAGTGTCTCACGACAAGCCGCGTGGTTGGCTTCTAGAGTCACACTCAAGCATGGGGCAGGGCGGCACTCCGGTATCTCCAACCGGCAAGTTCGTGGTGCGAAAGATCCAAGCAATTCCGCAATCAGACTTCCGATTTTCAACCATAGATTTCTTAAAAGCCTGTTTCGAACCGGATGAAGTTGTCTGCATCTGTAACGACATCGTGAGCGACGAGGAAGGCAGGAGTAGGCCAGCTTCCAAAGGTACGTTCCTCAAGCGCGAGGAATGGATTCAGAACCATTTCACGCCGCCAATTAGTTCCATGTGGAACGGTCCTGACAGCCGTGGCGCCTACGTCCGCATCAACCCATGTCTCGACGAGAGCGGCTCAGACTCCGGTGTCTCAGCCTATCGCCATGTTCTCATTGAGATGGACGAGAAGTCGAAGGACGAACAGTGGACAGCATTGAAAGAGTCGAAGCTGCCGCTGTCGGTCGTCATCGATTCGGGCGGCAAGAGCTTGCACGGCTGGGTGCGCGTGGATGCGGCGAACAAGGAAGAGTGGGCAGAGCGCCGCGACATCGTTTACCGGCATCTGGAGAGCATCGGAATCGATCCGAAGAACAAGAATGCGAGCAGGTTCAGCCGCCTTCCCGGCGTGATGCGTAATGGTGTCGAGCAGAAGCTCATTGCGGTCAATGTCGGCGCGGTGAATTGGGAAGCGTTCAAGGACGATCTGGATGCTTTAGATCTTCCGATGGAGTTCACGCTCGATAGCATCATCGAGTACGATCCTAAGAATGATCCTGACAATCTGATCGGCGACAGATGGATTCGACGCGGTTCATCGCTTCTCTTCGTAGGCCAAAGTGGTTGCGGCAAAAGCTCGATGGCGGCGTATCAGGGTCTGAAATGGGCGTCGGGTGAATCTTGGTTTGGCGTCCGGCCCGTCCGTTCGCTAAAAGTGGTTTACATTCAGGCGGAAAATGACATCGCCGATCAGCATGACGCACTCAAGGGGGCGGCTCAGATGACGTTCGGGAAGGAGAACTGGGAGCGAGGATTGCGGAATGCGAACATGCTCTTCTTCCGCGAAACTGTTCGAACAGGTGCCGACTTCGCCACGATGCTGCGCCGCTTAGTCAGAAAGACTAAGGCCGATCTGGTTTACATCGATCCGCTGCTCTCCTACATGGGCGGCAATCCATCCGACATCGAGGTATGCGCGAACTTCACGCGACACCTGCTCCAGCCGATTATGATGGAGACAGGCGTTGTCCTGGTGCTTGTCCATCACTTCCCAAAACCGAAGGGCAAGGACGACAAGCCTGAGAGCGTGGCAGATTTGGCCTACTCAGGATTCGGATCGTCGGACCTGACGAACTGGGCGCGCGAGGTGATTGTGATGAAGGAGGTTGGATTCCATAACCCTCGCCGCTTCATGCTCGGCATGGCCAAACGGGCAGACCGTTCCGGCATGACGGACAAAGACGGAAAAGTCACCGGATCGATTATGATCCAGCGTGGGTCGAACGGCGACATCTCATGGAACTACGCTGAACCTGAGAAGTTCGTCGTTGATAAGGAGTCGGCGAAAAAGCCGTACTCCAAAGGACGATATCCTAAGCGTTAGCCTCGCGAAGCGCGCGGCGACGGCCTTTCGCAGCGAGCGATTGGAACTTCGCCTTGCCGAGCTTCTTACGGCCAATGTAAGCGGCGAGAGCGCGAGGATCGCGCACACCCTTCTTCTCAAGACTGCCGATCAGCTTTTCGTAACGTCCGCCACCGCCAAGTTTCATCTTGTCCATAAAATTACCAGGATTTGCAACTCCAGTGCCGAGGAGTCGTTTTGTCGGTTGCTGTATCGCACTTCATGCGAGCGCGAAAGCTTTTCCGATTGGCCGGAATGTTCTTCTTGATCTTCATGTTCGGATCGCCGAACCGAACGATGACAACCTTTCCAGCCGGATTCTTAGCGTACACCGCGCTCTTCTTCCGCTCGCCAGGAGTGTAGAACGGCTTGTTGAGCGTCACCTTACGGCCACGCCAAGTGTTACCTTTTTTGGAGAGGGAGGTTTTCATCGTTCAAGATCCTCCTTAATCATCTGATACCTATCCTGTTCCATCTTCAAAACTCTAGGCCAAAGACGCTCAAACCGATTCATCTGAGCTTGCGTCGCCTGATCAATCGGCTTTGAAACAATGTTAAGGTATTCTGGCGTCTTTACGACACGACCAACAGCGGCAGCGGTTGCGTTGTTGATTCCTTTTCCAAACAATCTGTATGCAGCGTATCCACCAAGACCGGCTTGCATGCCAGTCTCGCCATAAACCTGATAACCAGCAAATCCAGCCAAAGCTGGCAAAACCAGTTCTCTGAAGACGCTTGGTTTTCCAAGGTCAGAAACCTGCTCCAACTGATTTGCGATTTTTGTGATGCGAGAGACTCCATCGTCACCGAACAGCCCCTTGGTTATTCCAAAATACTTGCCTGGAGCCTCGCTTGTTCCAACAAGATCTTTGATCTTTGCCGTGTTGATTTTGTTTCCATCAACTGATTCGGCGATGATTCTGCCAACCAAGATGTTCTGGGCATCTCCGATCAAGTCCGGCCTTGATTGGCCAACAGCCTTTAGGAACTGCTTGCTGCGGTAACTGAGAGATTCGCCTTCCTTGGCAACCAAGAAATCGATCAGATTAGAGGGTTCAAAACTTTCAAGCTGACCTCCAGGTTCCAACGCTTTTTTGACTGCCGCATTGAACCTTCCGCGAGCATTGCTGGCGGTTACAACCGCCTCTTCAAGAGCTTTGTACAAAGGCTTTCCACTCTGCGTCTCAATGTTCCTGATAACATCGTCCAACTTGATCGTATCGAGAACATCGACGTTTTTAGCGCGAGCATCTCGAACTTTGGCTTCAATAGCCGCGAGAGAATCGATGATCCGTTGCTCTCTTGAAGTTATGTTCTCGGCCTTGAGATTGGCTTTTGTTTTGGCAATTTGATCTTCCTGCTTGATTGCCGCATCCAGTTTTGCCTGAGCGCCAGAAATGTTGTTATCAACATCCTTTCTCAAAGCGTCAATTTGACCTTTCAGGTCGTTTGACTGCTTTTCAAGATCCGCCTTTCTGTTGACCAATGAGCTGTACCTTGAGGCGACATCAGTTATTTCAGAAATGTCCGGGAACAATTCGTCAATAACCTCTTTCTGAAGACCAGTCGCCTTTCCACTGTTTCCAGCGGTAATCGCCTTCAGAAAATCATTTGGATTTTCACCGCGTGACTGAATGAAAACAAACTGCCTCAAATCCGGCTTTATCTCGTCGTATCGAGTTCCAAGGAGGTTTTTTAGAAGCCTCAGATTTTGAGGTCCAGTTGCGCCAGCAATGGTTCCAACGATTCCAGGCATTCCACCTTGCTCGCCAGCCTCTCGTAAAATTTTGTCAGCAAAAAATCCTTTGAATCTTGAAATACCTTCTCGATACGCAGCGTTTTCCTGCTGCAAAGCTGTTTTAAGGGCAGGATTGGACGCTAAAGCCTCATCAAGCTGTGAGTTAATTCGATCAAGATCTTCAAAAACTGAATAATCAGCTTTTTGAACAGGCTTTCCAAAATTGATTTTTCGAAGAATATTTGTGCGTTTCTGACGCAGTTGATTTACCGTGTATTCTTTTGTCACCTCTTCTCCGGTTGGAGATATTTCGGTGACTGTTAATTTTGTATTTTCAAGATCTGGATTGATCTTTGCGTATCCCTCTTCCCGATCTTTCTTGAACTTATCAAGCTCCTCTTGAGCAATCTGCTGTGTTTTAAGGCCCAACGATTCTTTGGTGATTCCACCAGTAGGGCCATATCCAGCAGCTCGGCCTGCCTCAATGCTGGCAATCTGCTGGTTTAGGTCTGAAATCTGAGTGTCGAGTTTTTGGCGTTCAACGGATTCGACAGGAAGCGATTCGCGTTGTTTTTGAAGCTGATCGATTTCATCTCGAAGTCCTTGGGACTCGACACTTGCACGACCCTCTAATGCTCGAATGACATCCGTCAAACGTGCATCACGCGAAGCATTTCGAACGTCTCGCAAGTTCGTGATTCGATTTCGAAGAGCCTCAGATTCTCCAACAAAAGCGTCGATTGCATCGTTAGCCACCCTATTGGCCTGCTCGTCTGGAATAGCTATCGATTTCTGGAGTTCAGTTTTGATTGCCTCAGAAAGATCTTGCCCAGTCAAACCGGAAGAACCGGCAGTGTTCATCGACTGACTGACAACATTTCTGACCTGTTCCTGAAACTGCTGAGGATTCAGTCCTGAATTTGGAGAATAAAGCGCACGAGCAAGATCGCCGGAAAATCTGTCAAAAATCCCAACTGACCCCTGTTCGACCATTTGCCGACTGATATCTTCTTTTCGCTCCTTGATGAATTGCTGCGTAAACGGACGTTGCAGTTCAGCGGCCCATTCTCTCGCATTAAAACCACTTCTGGCCAAAGCGCCGCCACCTCTTGCAAATCCACTTAGAGTTGGACTCAGAAATCCACCAAGCCCTGTCCTAAAAAGGACGTTGGACAAATCAGCGGAATCTTGGTCGAGAGTTTCAAGGCCAGCCTGAAGACCAGAAGTCAAAACACCGCTTCCAGCTTCTTTTGTAAACTGCGTGAATTTTCTGGCCTGCTGACCGACCGGAACACCGGGAATAGCCTGAGCAAACATCTCCCCGGCTCGATACGGCTCAGGAGAAACTGTCTGACCAAGTGCCGCAGATCCTAGTCCGACTCCAGACTCGGTTGCCAATCCAGCAACAGTCCCCATTCCGGCAATAAACGGTGCAGCAATCAATGACGTTGAAGCGGGAAGTCCGGCTGCAAATCCACGGCGATAACCTTGAGCTTCAGCAGCTCCAAGCGGAGTGAATTGCCCAGACGGTTGAAGCCTTCCGCCCTCAAAAGGAGCGAGCATACCAGTCGGCTCGGCCATTTGGCCCATAGTGCCGACAAACTGCTGCGCCACCCCAACATTCTTCGCATCCTGAACCGCCTGTTCTAGCTGCTGAGGAGAACCAACTTGCGCTTGAACCTGAGCAGGAGTTAGCGCCGATACTTGGCCAGCTTCCTCACGCCGACGCATCTCAGCGATGGTGGCTGGGCCTTGAGATGGCTTAGGTTGGGTGGAGATTCCTTGCGCCACCTCGTAATCGGAAATGGCCTTGAAGTCCGCTTCTGTAGGCGGATTCGGATTCGACCAGTTGTATTCCCGACCAGATGGAGATGTGATTTTTCCCATAATTACGGGGTGTAAATGAATCCAGAAGAAACGTTAGTCGAACCTGTAAACGGAGTTACACCAGCAGGAAGTGACGGAGCGGTTCCGGCTGATCCAGCGGGAGCCGCTTGCTGCTGCTGGCCAAACGGCGTCAGTGGCAGCTTGAACTTGGTGACAAGCTCGTTGGCGAATTTGACCTGTGTAGGAGGAATTCGATAAGTATCTTTAAGTGAGCGAATTGTTCCGTACAAATCTTCAGTCGCCATTACCGCAAAATTGCGAACATCGTCAGCAAAGTTTTGGCTCTTGACGTTGCCAAGAGCAGCCAACAAGCGCTGCATTTCTTGATTTGTTACAGCTTTTCCAGATTTCGCAAAGGCAACAGAGTTAAACTCATCTTGGAACCGTTGCAGCAAAGCGTAAGCATCTTTTTCCTCTTGAGTCTTTGCTCCAGCCAAACGCTTTTTAATGTCAGTCACCCTTCCATCGATGATGCCGACATACTTTTGAATGGATTGAGGTCCATAGTTATTCTCAAACTCATCAAGTTTTTTGACCAAATCGCTAGATTTTCTGGAAATAGTTTCGTCTGCGGTGAGTCGTTTTTCTGCATCTCCATCTGGTGTTTTCCATTTTCCGGTCAAAGCGTTGTTTCTGATAAACGCATCAGTTTGCTCGTCCGGTTTTCCAAATGCAGATGTGTACTCAGAGATGGCGAGTTCAGCGTTCCTCTCCTGGGTTCTTTCAGTTGAAGATTTTCCGCGTTCCTTGGCCAGCTTGATTGCCTCTCCAATTCGTTTTTCGAACGGAAGAGTGCTGTCTGTCTGAGTGTACGCAGCTCTTACGTCTTGGCTGTAATCTTTCAGCTTTCGTGTTTCCAAAAGTTTCGGCATGTACTGATCAAAAACGGTCTGATCAATAGAGCCTTCTGGAGTTACAACTTTGACATTGAACAGCTCCTGAATGTCAGCGGCATCGCTGAGCTGCTTGTTTTCTATGGTTTGCAGCGATTTCTGGAGTCGCGCGCGAGGAGCGTAATTGTCCAGTTGTTGGCTAATCTGGAACATGACGTTCTGATTTGCCCTAGACTTAACGGGAAGAAATTTCGGAAACTCAGCCTTTGGATTCCTGAAGAATTCGTCACGCAGTTGCAGATTGGTCTGCATGTTGCCGTAATCTTCAGTTAGCTTGGCCTGCTCATCTAAAGCCTGATTGTAAGCGTTGAGCTGAATCTTGTTCTGAAGATCCGCCTGTTGCTTACGCATCTGCTGGTCAGCCAGTTGCATCTGAAACTGCTCCACCAACCGAGCCTGAGTTTGCGCGCGGTCGAACAGGTTTGCGCCTAGCTGAAATGCTTGGAGAGATTGGTCGGCCATAAGATCAGGGAGTTCCACCAAACCCAACGGAAGGAGCGGTTAAAGACGGCGGAGGAGCCATCAGATTCGGAGCAGCGACTTGAGGCGTTTGACGCATCATGTTGGAGTAGTCCGACATCAACGCTTGCGACAGTCCATACTGTGTTAAAGCGCCGCCAACAGTTCCACCAAAATTGGTGAAGGCAGTCTGAGCAGCTTGAGCCATAGGCGACGGAGCAGCAGCAACCTGGGCGGCTGTCAAATCGCGTCCGTACATTCTAGCCTGCTGCTCCTGAATCGCACCGATCCGCTGAGCAGGCGTGATGAACATGCTGCTCACCGAGAACGGCTGGGCCATTCCGAATGCGCGCTGCTGCTGGATGAAGTTCTGAGCTTGAGCAAGACCCTGATTCTGAAGCTGCATCGATGTCAGACCCAAGTCGCGCGCGGTAAGCGAACGACCGAAACCAGAACCAGCGCCGAATCCACCGGCAAGAGCGCGTCCAGCAGTCGAGCGTTGAACTTGAGCTGAAACCTCGGGCGAAAGTTCGCCGGATAGAGCAGCACCGATATTCTTGCTGGCCTGCTGCACGATCTGGTCGTAACCAGGAATCGCACGGCGAAGCTGGGTTTCGAGCAATGACTGTTCGGCTGCGGTCGTCTTCTCGGCCAGCTTGGTGGCAGGCTCAAGCGCGGCAATGTTTTGCCGGATAGCGTTTGTCTGTTCCTGCTCGAAGTTGATCGGCTTCAGCTCAGGCACCTTCGGCTTGCGTCCGCCGAAAAGCCCACCGAGCAAACTTCCAGCAGCGGAGATTCCCGCTCCACCCAGAATTGCAGCTCCAAGTCCTATTGCCATAAATTATCCTTTATCAGAACCACTGCGAAAACCCACCGCCATTCAACCCGACTCCGACCATTCGGATCGTGTGAACAGCGTCGCCCAGATACTGCATCGTCTGCTCCTGCACAGCTTGAACAGCTTTGGCTTCGTAGGCCACTGCTTCCTGAATCAAATCGTTCTCTTCCTTACGAATCGCCATGACCATCAGCTTGATGGCATCAGGACACGGAGGAATGAGGTAGTCATTCACGCTCGTCGCGTTGATATGGCGCATCTTCGCCATCACCGTCACCGGCTTGTCCTCCTCGTTGTTGCAACGATCCGCGAGGTAGCTGCGACGATACTGCGGCAGAGTTTCATCAGGGTCGTAAACTGCCAGATCCGTCTCCAGCGCGGTCGTCGCGTTGTACTCGTACAAACGACTCACCGTGTTCGTCGCCTCTCGGATGACGCCGGTCAGTTCGGTGAATTTCTTGGTAGACTGAACGTACGGCAAAGCGAGCGTCAGCTTCTCGCCGTCGATCCAGACTCCACCGCTCTGGGTGCGAATCCACTGACCGTTCTGATCGACGCCCTGCAAGGTGATGGTTTTGCCGACATCCGAAGCGTCGCCAGGGTAGACTCGAAGATAGCTGTTAGTACCGCCAGACATGTCGCGGTAAGAAACCACAGTGCCACGGTCAATAAGCTGCTTGCCGACACACACTTGGTTTCCATTGAGAAGGCCATATCCGGTTTCCTGAAACTCGAACCATTGATTGCGAACGGTTCCGACTCCGCAGCAATCGGCAACAGCTTCAATCGTCTCGATCTGGCGCGGCCAAGTGATGCAGCCACCGACCGTGTGGATCGTAAAACGTCCGTAAGCTCCAGCCCACAGACCCTTGTGAAGCAGTCGGCGGCAAGCCTGATTGATGTAGTCGTAAACGCGCGCGTCATCGACGCAAACGCCGATAGCCCGAGCAATCGTTGACCTGATATCTTGGACGATCAGCTTCATTTGGTGTAGTAGACTCGGGCGGTTCGCTTGATGAAGTAAACACCGTAGAACGGCGGCAGGTTGTTGTGCGGCGCATCTCCACCGGTAGATGTGGTAGCTACACTTGCTGTGGTTCCATACTGAACACCATTTGCTCCTCCATTGTTTGCATCCGCAGTCACAAGGGGGAAGAAGCTATGAGTGTGTGAAGGCATTTCTGGTATGGTAAGGGTATGCTTGTCTTCGCCAGCAACAGCGGTCGAAGTCACTTTCCCTTGAACAGCCACCGATCCGCTCGCCGCAAACGCGCCAGCTCCAACCGGGAATCGCGCATCGAACTCGGTGTCAACCTCCCACATCGGACCTGACCAGTTGCTGGGAGCGTTGGTATTTCCGCCGTCGTAAGTCTGAAGGTCTGTGGTGTTTCCAACGTAGATGCGTCGCTCAGCAGATCCGGCGGCAATCGGATGCTGTCTCAACCAATAGCCGCTCTGAAAAATCCACCAGTTTCCGTTCTCGTCCAACCACGGATAAACTTGATTGTTGAGCGTCGGAGTCGTCGGACCAAAGTTGAAAAATGAATTTCCGATGGCGCTGTTGAAATTTGCCTGAGTGCCGCTGATGACATCGTTGGCCAACTGCTGGTAGTTGGTCGGGCAATACCCGATGGGCAAACTCGGGGGCGTCAGCGTGATGAGCGTAAGGTTTGGCATGCTGTTTTAAGGGTTAACGGCTTCCGAGGTGTAGGTCAGCGGATTGATATCACAGACATCAAGCGGTGTGCAGGCCGGATACACCGTCCGGCATTCACCAACACTCGGCTCCTGAACATCGTAAGCGTGAACTCGCAAGCTCTTGATCCGGCAATACCCGATGATATTGAGCATCACCTGAACCTCGTAAAGGTTGCGAGCCGGTGTGCTGATCGTCTGATTGCACGGCGCATCCGAAGGTGTCGGAAAGCGCATCTTCGGGCGATACTGCGGCTTGAAGTTCGTAATCGGGCAAAGATCCAAACACTGCGTCGTCGTCGCGCATTCGGAGAAGTCGATCCACTCGATCCAGCCAGGATACTGATCAGGCCGGTAAGTGACATTGAACGAGACATCGCCCTCAAGCGAGTCGATGAACAAGTCGCCTGAATCCAGCCGCTTCAGACCGAACGGAACCTCGAAGTTGTAGGCACGGCTCTGAACCAGCCATTCGATTTCCTTCTTACCCTCGGCGACGTTGTTGTCGAACTTCTCGCCCTTGGTGATTTCCCAGATTTGAATCGTACCGTCCGATCCGCGAGCGATGCAGAAGCACTGATCGCCGTAAGCATTCTCAGTCTTAACAACCTGAAGCGCATCAAGTCCGGTCCAGATTCCAGACCACGAAGGCGGAAACTTTTTCCTCATCGAGGTGATGAGGTCCATGTCGAGTACGGCCAGAGCCTTGTGAATGACTCCCTCGGCATCGTACCGAGGCTGACAGGTCATCAACAACCGATTGTCGAACACGACCGCAGAACTGGCCCACAGGAGATTCGTCTGATCGTTCTCAATGACGTTGAGCATCTCGCTGCTGATCGGGGTGTTTCCCCAATCGGTGAACGAGCGTCGAGCGATGATGAACGAGCGAACGCCATCGACAGCGCGGTAGAAGACATCGCCATTGATGGTGATGGCGGAACGAGCGCCAAGCGCGCCGCTCGTAAGCAAGCTGATAGCTTGAATCGGATAGTTCAGGTTCTTCCAAACATCACGATCAACAGGCGCTTGAACCGAAAAGACGTATCGAGGAGTAAAGACTAGGAGCGGACCTTGGCCGAGCGATGTGTCAGGATCGCCTGGGACTGCCATCGCTGTGATGCCGCCTGAATCCGACGGAACCGCAAAGTCTCCGCCCTCATTAAGGAAGGTGTTCTCGGTTTCTTTGAGAACACTGGCTCGCGTTCCATCCCCATAAACGATGTCAGTCGCTCTAAATGAGAATCCGTTCGGAAGAGCGTACCAGATGCGGCCATTGACGTAGGCCATGACCTTGCCGCACTTGATTTCGTCATCCGCAGCACGACGCAGATTCGTGCCGTTAAAAATCAATGGCCTGCTGAATCCGTCTTGAATGACGACGAAGTTCTCAGCCTGAACCATCCAGCCATCGAGCAGATTCGACGGATTCTTCAGGTCATCTGAAACGCTCAGGTTCTGAGCCTTGTTCTGAGCAACGTCGTAGAACCAGACCTCACCGCTGATCAGCATCAGGATGAACGTCCGTCCATCGTCGGCAATGTAGGGGAGCGCGCACTGGAATATGCCGGTAAGCGACTGAGGTCCGTAACAGTCCTCCGACCAACCATCCGCTGTCACGTTCGTCTGATCAGCGGTAATCTCACTGTTGTCAGCCGTGATTACGGCGCACAGGTCGTAATCTTTCTGAACGAAGCCGGGGCGGCATGAGACAAACCCCTGCCGGAAGTTGGCGTTGACCGCGAACGCCACCTGATTCTTGTCCACCTCAGACGGCATCACGCCAGCGTCAATGCCACCCTCAAAGGTGACAGTTCCGTCCGTGTACCTCCGTGGTGCGCGTTCGCTCATGGTTTAAGCCTGAATACGCTGGACCGAGAATGAGGAGCCTTGATCGACGTAGAGATTGTGGTCCGTGCTAACCAACACCTCGTAAAAATCGGTTAGAGCTGTCGCCTGATCAATGTAAGTAAGAGATATTGGATGGTATCCATTGTTTGTCACGTTGAAAGGTTTTGACACTAAAATATCAGATCCGTTCTTTCTAAGAAAAACAGTGACAGTTGCGGCTGTTGATACCGCATCAAGGTTAAAGTATGCGTCTATCCTGTAGTAGCCAATGTACGGAACCGTAAATCGGCCACTTGATGCCGTGAATCCAGAGGCTGAATCTAGCCCAACGTAAGACGCTGTGGTGTAAACGGATGTGCTGTACGGATTGCTTCCCGAAGTTGGGCTGACATTTGGCGCATTTGCCGCTCCAAGACCAGTCACCCTCCGCGTAAACGTGACGTAGCTGAACGGAACAATCGACGGAGCCGACAACGTGATGTTTCCTGCGCTGTTCGTAACGACAATCGGAAGCGTTCCGACAATTTCCTTTTGGAGATAGGTCGAGCCATCGCCAACCGGAATCTTGTTCGCGGGAGCGGTCGTCAGGTTCGTTCCGCCCTTGGCAATCGGAACCGTGCCGGTGACATCAGCAATCGGAATCGTGGCAACCGTGGAAACAGCACCAAATCCGCCCGATCCTTGAGTCTTGAGATATCCAGCCGAAAGCGAATCGAGAGCAGTCTCGTTCGTCAGCGTGGCGTCTGAAGTGCGGCAAATGTACGACGCGCCAACCGGAGCGCCACCCGATGCACCGGCAGCGCCAGTAGCGCCAATCGCACCGGCCAGAGTGATAAGGGAATTAGTCGGAATCAGGGTGGTAGGAATAGCATTGGCGATTCCCAAGACACCCGCAGCAGGGTTTTGAAGCGTCAGTTGCAGGCCGTCAACCGACAGCACCTGCATGTAGCCAAGACCCTGAATCGAGACGAAGAACTGACCAGCAACCGATTCCGGTAGAAATTCGGTATTATCAACGAAAACGAGGACACTCGAACCGAGAGCAGGGACAAAAAACGGAGCGGTCGTGTAGGTGAACGAGTCAATTCCGTCCGTTCCATTGGTGCCGTTGGTTCCAGCCGGACCTTGAGGGCCGGGGATATTCACGACAACCGGCTCGGAGTCGCAAGGCTGGCAACAGCCGGATGAAGAAACAAGTTGCGACGGCATATTTTTCCTTTGCCAGACGGTCAAGTCCAGAGTGAACTATTGCAAGGCCAAACTATGGCAGAGCAAGCGTCCGAGCATCCACTGATTCAGCATAAGTACGGGATACGTTCACCCGTCAAGATTCCAGACCTAGAACTGGAACTTTACGCATTCCGAAATCGACTCCAGCCAAACGAGGGTGGTTTAGGCACTTTCGACCATTTTGTTAACGCCACCAAGATGCTTTGGCCTAAGCTGAGCTGGAATCCGTGGCTGGAAGCTCAGGTCGAAAGTCTCTGCGAACACGATTATGTCGGCTGGGCTGGATGCGGCGCGTCCGGCAAGACATTCGGAGCGACTCTTTTCGCTACCGTCTGGTGGTTGGCCAATCCTTCCAAGTCCACCGTCGTCCTAACCTCGACGACCGCGAAGATGATTCGCAAGCGTATGTGGGCCAATCTTCAAGATCTGGTCCGTAAGTCGCGCGGGTTTCCCGGCAACATGGTCGATTCGAAGATGGCCTTGCAGGCTATCAAAGGTGACGACCGACACTCGATATCGGCGATTGCTGTCGCGGAAGGCAATACAGCGAAGGCTGTGGCCAACATTCAGGGTATCCACGCCGAGCGGGTGATGGTCATCATCGACGAAGCGACGGATACGCCCGAAGCGGCTTTCGAGGCTTGCACGAACCTTTCCAAGGGTTGCCGTGAGTTCAAGATGCTGGTCATTGGGAACCCCGCTTCGAAGTACGATCCGCACGGACGATTCTGCACACCGGCAAAGGGTTGGCGCAGCGTCACGATTGAAGATCAACATTGGCTGACCGAGCGCGGCATGTGCCGACGGTTCGACGGCATGAAGTCGCCGAACATCAGCGAAGGGCGAACCAAGTATCCATACCTCATAACGCATGATCAGGTGTTATCCGCTATGCGACATGAGGGTGAGCAAAGCCCTACATTCTGGAAGTACACGCGCGGATTCTGGGCGCCGGACGGCATGGTCAAGACGGTGCTGTCCGAATCGCTGATCGAGACGCACACGCCGACTCGAAAGCTGACATTTACGACGAATGTCGAGCAGGTGGCCGCTCTCGATCCTGGTTTCGGAGGTGACAGATGTATCCTTCGTTTTGCCAAAGTTGGCACCGCAAACGATAAGCTGAGCATACTCTTTGGCGATGTCGTTCAAATCTCGCCGAACGCCGCGCTGACCGAGCCGGTTCACTATCAGATTGCAAATCGAGTCAAAGAGGAGTGCCGAAATCGGAATGTTCCGCCCGACAAGTTCGCCCTCGATTCAAGCGGTGAGGGTGGAGGTTTGGCCGACATTCTGACCCGCGAATGGGGTGTTGTTCATCGCGTCGAGTTCGGCGGCTCTCCATCAGCCATTCCGGTCAGCGACGAGGATAGTCGGCCATGCAATGAGGCATACGACCGCAAGGTGACGGAACTTTGGTTCTCGATGCGGAAATGGGTCATCGAGGAACGCATTGGCGGAGCGGACATCGAGACATTGCAGGAGTTCTGCTCGCGCATGTTCGACGATTCGAAGCGAAAGATATCTGTCGAATCCAAAACCGTGATGAAGCAGCGCACCGGAAAATCGCCTGACTTGGCCGACGCTGCTGTAGTCTTGCTTGATCTAGTCCGCAAAACCGCTGTCCTCGAACCGCGAGCAACCAAGATGGATAAAGTCTGGGAAAAGCTCGTTCGAGACGCTGATTCAATCTATTACGACGACTTATGAGCAAAGTCACCGGATACAAAGTCCTGAACGAACACATGGTCATCCCCGGCGGGTGGCATTATCGCGTCCCCGAGACTGGCATCGAAATCATGGGCGGATCATGGCCGCAGCTCCATGAGTTCGTTCGCAACCATTACACGGCCAACGCGATACCTATCCCGCCCAATCTCGACACGTTAATCACCGAGTATGCGTGTCGTAACGGTGCAGATTGCGCGTTTAACGAGGTTGAGATTCCAAAGCCTGAAGGCCGCAAATCGCTCCAGATTGGCGATGTTATCCGCTTCAGCATGAGTTTGCTTCATGGATTGACCGTTGGTGGAGGCAAAGTCGATCAGGCTGAAGCCACGCGCAGGGCGTCAATCTGCTCGACCTGCATGTACAACCGCAAACCGCTCGGATGCACCGGATGCAATGCTCGGGTGCTGAAAGAAGCGGTAAAAACTTTTTCTCAGCATGGTAGCACACCCCTAGACGAAAGCCTGCAAAGCTGCGAATTTTGCGGTTGCTTTATCAGGAGCATGGTGTGGTTTCCCATTGAAACGCTCCATAAATTTACAGACGCTACAGAGAACAAAAACCTTCCGGCCCACTGCTGGAAAAAACGACCATGTACGGATCAATAGCCCAACTGCCGCTTGAAACCCTCAACGAAGACGGTAAAGCGCCAGAGACGCGCATAGCCGACGCGGCATCGGCCCGTGAAATCTTCCAGAAGCTCATCATGGCCGACGAGCTTCGTAACAATACTCGGGCTAAGCTGCGCGGTCTGGTTGATGGCAATCCTCCGTACAATCCGTCTGAACTGCGCCGTAACAATCAGGCGTTCCGAACCAATGTGAACTTCCGCGAGTCGGAAGCGTTCCTCACGTTGGCCATGTCTGCCTTCTACGATGTCTTCGCCGAGGTTCCGACCTACGCGAATGTCCGTACCGCTTACGGCAACGACATGGATAAGCGGGAGGAATGGTCGAAGATCATCACCGAGGAGTTCGACCGTCTTCAGAAGCTCGATAAGGATTTCGATTACATCGTCCAGCTCTCTCAACGCGAGATGGTTCTCATTGGCGATGGTCCGCTGATCTTCGAAGACAATACCAACTGGCGCTGCAAGGCCATCATGGCGACGGATCTTCTCGTCCCCGATGGCACCAAGTCGAATGTCAGCGACTGGAAGGTGGCCTGCGTTCGTACTCGGATGGGCGTCGATGATCTGTTCGAGAAGATTCAGGATGAGGAGGCTGCTCGCGCTGCTGGCTGGAACGTCGATTACGTCCGTGAGCGTATCCGCGCTGCGATGCCCGAGCCGTATCGTTCTGGTGTTCAGTACGACTGGGAGTTCTTCCAGCGCCAGCTTCGCTCGAACGACATCACCTTCTCGGCTCGTTCCGAGGTGGTGCTGATGTGCCACGTTTTCTACAAGGAGTTCGATGGCCAGATCAGCCACGCCATCATCGATGAGCGTGACAGCCAGGACTTCATGTATCGCAAGCTCCGCCGCTTCAAGAAGTGGGAGCAGGTGATTCATCCGATGTACTACGACCGTGGTGATGGCGAGCATCACGGCGTCAAAGGCTTGGGCATCAAGATGCTTCAGGCGATGGAGCTGAAGAATCGTCTGCGCTGTTCGATGGTTGATAGCGCGTTCGCTCGCACCCAGATCCTGTTCCGTCCGCTAAACCCCAATGCGCTCAGCAAGACGAGCGTCGTTCAGCAAGGACCGTATGCGATACTCCCGCCAGACTACGAGGTCATCCAGCAGAACATTGCTGGCGTTCTGGACGCTCCTATGGCGGTCAACGCGGACCTTGAAAATGTTCTTCAAGGCAATCTCTCTCAGTACCGCCAGTCGCTCAACAAGCCGACCGGCAATCCCCGAACTGCCACCGAAGTCCAGGCCATCGTGGCACAGCAGTCGGCAATCGGTAAGACGCAGTTGAGCCGGTATTACGCGCAGCTCGATTCTTTCTTTGAGGAACGGTTTCGCCGTGCTTCGAATCCGAATCTGAATCCGATTACCCGTTCGGATAAGGACGCGATTGAGTTCCAGCGTCGATGCAAAGAGCGTGGCGTTCCGGTTCAGGCCATGCTCGACATCGATTACGTCGAAGCGACTCGCACTGTTGGCCAAGGTTCTCAGTTCGCTAAGCAGCAGCTTCTTGGCTCGCTCCTCGGCCTGCTCGGTTCTCTCCCCGAGGGTGGCAAGGTTAACCTCTTACAGGACTACATCGCCGCTCAGGTTGGCCAGCAGATGGTTGATCGGTATCTGCCGAGTCAGTTGCAGACTTCGAAGGTTCAGGATCAGACCGCTCTGGCTGTCCTCGAACATTCCTCGCTGCGCCAGGGCAACATGGCCATCGTCACCGATACGCAGAATCACATCGTCCACATCGACACGCATCTGGCCGCTGCGAACGAAGCTGCTGCGTCGCTCCAACAGGGTGGCAATCCGCAAGAGATTGTCCTCTTCCTTCAGGGCATCGGTCAGCATGTTCAAGATCATCTGCAACGTCTGTCCACCGATCCGACGCGCCGTCCGCAGGTTGACGCTTACGCGCAGCAGCTCCAGATGCTTAGCCAGACCATCGAACAGCTTGGTCAGTTGATTCAGGAGCAAGCTCAAGCGATGGCTCAGCAGCAACAGGCGATGGCGATTCAGCAGGGTGTCGATCCGAAGACCGCTGTTCTCAACGCGGAAGTTCAATCGAAAATCGCTCGCCAGAACGCCGAGACTATGGCCAACATTCAGCGTCAGAACACGAAGGCGATGGCCGACTTGGCTCGCCGGAATGCAAAGACGACGGCGGACATTCAACGAGCGAACGCAACTGCTGAGTCCAACTTGGCGCGTCAGGGTTAAAATTTATGAGCCAGAACGAAGAACTCGTTTCTCAATTCATCGCAGATCAGTTCCCCAAGATGGGCGGCTGGTGCGATCAACGCAAAGGCTTCGAAATTGCGAAGCTTGTTCTTGAAACCAAGCCTCAGAAGATTGCCGAAGTCGGCGTCTTCGAAGGCAAGTCAACGCTCGCTCTGGCCTACGCTTGCAAGTTGAACGGAAGCGGAACCGTCTACGCCATCGACTCTTGGAAGAAAGAGGATTGCATCGACGACGAATCCGCCGCGAATCAGGAATGGTGGGCGACGCTCGATCTGGACAAGCACTACGAATCGTTCGTCGGACACACCGTGCGCGCGCAGGTGGTGAAGCATATTCAATACTGCCGCATGTCGAGCTGGGATGCGTCCCGTTTCCTGCCCGACATGGACATGGTTCACATCGATGCCAACCACGCCGAATGGCCGTCTACGAGCGATGTCGTCAACTGGCTTCCGAAGTTAAAGGTTGGCGGATACATTGTCATGGATGATGTGAACTGGGAATCGACCCAGACCGCTCTCAGGTTTGTCCAGAAGCGTTGCGAGTTTGTCGCTCGTTACGACCTCGCTGAGAGTTGCTTCGCGGTTTATCGGAAGCTCAAATAACCGAACCGTGGAAACGGTCGTCATCACGATGCGCGGTTCGCCGCGTATCCCGCGCTTAAAAGAGAATCTGAATGCCGCTGGCATTTCGGATTACCGGATCTTCTATGGCCTGAACGGAAAGAAGTCCGGCCTTAAGGCGAGCATTCCGTACGAGGTCGATAATCCCGGCTCGGGCTATCTGATCTGCCATAAGCATGTCGGATGCACGATGTCGCATTGGATGCTCTGGAACGCACTGGAGTTCGATCCGAATACGCCCGACATGGTGATGGTGCTTGAGGACGACATTCTCTTCAGACCGCATTGGCAAGAGACGGTTGAACGCGCGCTGACAAAGTTGCCGGAGAACTGGGACTTGCTCTATCCAGGCTCATGCTGCGCTCATGGCAAGATCAGCCGTGAGTACGATTCCAATCTCTTCGAGGGAATGCCGCTCTGCACCCACTGTTACATCGTCCGAAAGAAAGCTCTTAAGACGCTGATCGAAACGAACGAGGCGATTAACGCGCCGATTGATTTGCAGATGTATTTCAACAGCAGACAGCACCTCAACTGCTTCACCATTTTCCCGCGTGTTGCCGATCAAGAGGGCATGGATTTAGCCGATTAAAACATGGGTTCACCATTCAACGGAGACACTTTCATCGAGCAGGAGTTTCTTTACCTCAAGGAACGCTTCGAGCTTACGACTGCGGTCGAAACCGGAACGCACGAGGCAGACACAACTGTCTGGTTGGCCAGAAACTTCCTGAAGACCGTCTCATGCGAACTTGACCATGAGAAAGTCGAGAAGGCGAAGGAGCGGTTCAAACGTGAGAAGCTACATGTGGAGATGTTCGAGGGCAGCAGCGATGCCTGCATGAACTGGTTCATCCCGCATCACGGAGTTGGACACGATACGATCTTCTTCCTCGACGCGCACTGGAACGACTACCTGCCGCTGCTTGAGGAGCTTGAGGCAATCAATCGGTACGACCTGCATCCGGTCATTGCCATCCACGACTTCAAAGAGCCGACCGGACAACTTGGATTCGACAGCTACAACAACCACGACATCTGCTTCGGCTACATCAAAGAGAAGCTGGATGCGATTTATCGGGCGAAGACGCTGACCCAAAAGTACGGCTACAGTTACTACTACAACCACCCAAGCCGATGCGTCGGCGCTCGGCGCGGCGTCATCTACATCCTTCCAAACCGATGAGAGTCGATTTCGAAAATACACCGACATTCATCATCTCGAAGCCTGAGAGCGAGAAGGAGAAGCGGTGCATTCGGTACATGAAGTCGTTCGGAATCGATGCGGTTCCGATCTATGGCTTTCGCGCTCACAACTGCGGCATCTCGACCGACTACTACCACAGTCGGGAAAAGGAGAAGGCGAAGGTCAAAACCATCGTCGCCGGACTCAGCCACTTCGCCGCATGGTCGGCCATAAAATGGATGGTTGAGGCAAAGCTGACCGATCATCGCACCTTCCTGATTGTTGAAGACGACGTTGAGTTTCTCGACAAGAACTGGAAGTCGCTGGCCAACGACAACCTGCAATTCGTCCCGAACAATTGGCATGTCGTCTACCTTGGAAGCTGCTGCGCTGATCCGATTGAAGATCATGGATACATCGCTGCCAACCTTTACAGGCTGGTTCGAGGCATGTGTACCCATGCATATCTTGTAAACTACGAGGGGGCTTGTAAGCTCCTCGAAACGAACCAAAAGGTTTGGGGTCCAATCGACATCCAGATGTTGATCGATTCGATGCCCAGGATGAATTTCTATGGAATTCTTCCGAGATTAGCGACGCAGGAGAACACAAACTTGTATCCATGATGAGAGACATCATCCGAGACATCAGCCTCAAGGCTCTTAAACGCTTCGCCAATGGCGGCGATGGTCATGCCGATCTTCTCATGCAGATCGAGGAACTCCGCAAGACGCTGGAGATTCGCACCAAAGAGCATGAGGAGCATCTCACCGAGGTGCGCGAGGAGCGCGATCATTGGCTTTCACTGTACGACGAACTCAAATTCGCAGCCGAGTTTCTAATGAGCTACGCAAAAAATGATGTCCCCAAGCTGGCCGAACAGACCGATTGGGAGGTTGGCAAAATCGTTCTCCCGGCTGAAACCGGAACGTACTACTTCAATCCAGCCATCATGCAGGAGGCAGATGGACGAATCATGCTCTTCGCCCGTCGCTGCCGGAACAAGCGTGAGAAGGACGAGGATGTCTACGTCGAAAAGAACGACATCGTTGCCTTCGAGCTGAGTAAAGATTTACGAGCCACAAAAAAGTCGATCCTCCAGCTCACGGCCAGCTACCCGAATGAGCAGTTCGAAGATCCGCGTGTCGTGAAGTTTGGAGACAAGTACGGCGTGAGCTGCTGCACGTTTGTTCCGTTCAAGAGCTACGCGCATCAGGCGATGTTCCTGCTCGATAAGCAGTTCCTGAACGTGGGCCGGTTCGATCCGATCTACGGCAACAACTACGCGCAGGCCATGATCAACGATGGCCATGAGAAGAACTGGCTCTACTTCGTCCACGACAACGCGCCGCATATGGTGTATTCGGCCAATCCTCATGTCGTTGTGCGCCTCAACGGGCGGTTAGAGAAGGAAGCTGAGTACGTCACCGACGAGTTCAATCCCCTCTGGAAGTTCGGCGAGGTTCGAGGCGGAACAAATCCGATTCTCTGCGACGGCCTTTACTGGACCTTCTTTCACAGCTCGTTGCCGTGGATTAACGGCAAGCGTCGCTACTACATGGGCGCGTACGCTTTCGAAGCAAAGGCTCCGTTCCGCATCGTTCGCATGACGACGTTGCCGCTTCTCACCGGAACGAATCAGCAAGACTGGTGGCCTGGATTGCCAGCGGTCGTGTTCCCGTGCGGTGTTTTCTTCGATAGTGCGAAGAATCACTTCGTCATCTCGTACGGCATCAACGATGTCGATTGCGGCTACATGAAGCTGCCGCTGGCCGACCTACTTGAGGTGACGAAGGTGATTCGACCGAAGCGCGATGTGGTCAACAAGGAGAACCCGCCGACCATGGTGGACGTTCTCGATCCGATTCCCGAGCGGCACAAACTGAAACGAAACAAGAAGTCTAAATACAATGAACTGGCTAAGAGGCTTGACGAAGAACCCAAGCAATCAGACGAAGCAGGATCTGCTGAATCTGCCTGAAGTAAACCTGAGCGACTGGCAGAACGATGGCCAACAGGCTGAGCTTGCTGCGATTATGAGGAATCCGATCCTTCGGATGGCGATTCGAATCGTGTCGGAGTCAATTCCGGTGCCGATGCCGTCTCATGGCAGCAAGGAATCGGACATTATTTTCGCTGCCGGTGTAACAGCTGGCTACGCGCATTGTCTTGAAAACCTCCGTAAATTGGCCGTAATTGAAACAGCGAAAGAACCTGAAGCGACTTTTGAGAAATCGTACTAATCTCTAAAAATATGGAAGAACCCCTGAATTCACCTCTCGTCAATAGCCAGTCTCCCGACTTTGGCAGTTCGTTCATCGACGCCTTCAAGGCGAGCGGAATCGACGATGCTGCGTCGGCCAATGAAGCCGCAAACACTGCGACTCAGGTTACCGAGCAGCCGAAAAAGCAGCAGAAGACCGACGATACATCTCCAAAGCTCAGTAAAGCTGAGAAGGACATCGAGCGGATGTTCGGAAGTAAGAAACCGGCTGCTGAAGCCACGGCTCCGACGGCTGCCGACGACGCGGACATCCCCGAGACGATCAAGTCCACGAAAGCCGCTGATGCTTTCCGCAAGATCAAGGAGGAGAAGGCGCAGTTGGCCAAGCAACTGGACGAGCTGAAGGCTGGCAAGTCTACCAACCCCGACTTCGAATCGCAGCTCAAGGCGTTGCAGGAAGAGCGTGATGCGCTTTCCGAGCGTGTGCGATTGCTGGACATCGAGCGTCATCCCGACTTCATCAAGAAGTACGAGGGCAAGATCAGCGGCGTGTTCGATTCTGTGAAGAACCTTGTCGGAACCGACGGAGAACGTCTTGTTTCGCTGCTTAAATCGCCCGACAGCGACTATCGCAACTCGCAGATCGACGACATCGTTGAGGGTCTTTCACCGTCCAAGAAGGCCAAACTCGGCGCACTCATCGTCAAGTACGACGAAATCAATGGCGAACGCGCATCCGAATTGTCCGAGGCTAAGGCCGATTACGATGCGGTCATCTCCAAGTACCAGCAGGACAACGAGGAGGGAACGAAGGCTGCGCTAGAGTCGGCCACGAAGACTTGGCAGAAGGTTTCAAGCGACGCTCGTTCGCTCGAAATCTTTGAGCCGCGCGAGAACGACGAGGAATGGAACAGCGAACTGAACCAGCGCCTGAGTCTCGCTCAGCAAATCTTCAACGGCGAGAATAGCGAAGAGGATCTGGCTAAGGCTGCTCTGTGGGCTGCTGCCGCTCCCAAGTACCGCGAACTGCTCTATGCTCAGGTCGAGGTGAACAAGCGTCTTCAAGCTGAGCTTTCCAAGTATCGCGGAAGCGAACCTGGAGTCAGCTCGCGCGCGACGACCGGCGGTTCACGACCGGCGAATACGAACGCTGCGAAGAGCGAAGACTTCGTTGCCAGCGTGATGAAGTCGTTAGGACGCTGACACTACTCTCCAAAACAATTATCCCCCGATGGTTTTCATTACCACCGGGGGATTTTCGTTTGAATCACTTACGGTAAGGACCGCTGCCGCTCGGAACCGGCTGTGGCTTCGGCTTAACCGGAGGCTTTGGCGGCGGCGACTGCTTGTAAGGTCCGCTACCGGATGATCGGACGGCGGGAGAACCTTTGTACGGTGCGTTGTAGCTCATTCCTTTGGAAGCGCATACCAGCCTTCATGGATGGTAATGCGGTTCTTACTACGCGCCGTTTTGCCGCTGGCGTCAACGACCCAAACCTTGGCCTTAACGTCCTCAGCGAGGCGCACAGGCTCACCGTGGGGGACGTAAATCACCCGGCTCGCGCAGCTCACGCTCATGCTCGCGCACACGATCAAGAAGGCCGCGCTTAAGATCGGGTTGCTTCTTAGCATCTTCGCTCGTCGTGTCCTGCTTCGTCAGCGAATGAAGCCAGATGACCAGCTTCATCACGAAGTCGGCCAGGAAGTTCATTCCGTCTGTTTGGCGGGTGCGGCAGCGGCTGATTGCTTGTTCTTCCAGATCGACCAGACAGCGCCGATCAGAGTGACAGTCGCACCAGCAATCTCGGCAACCTGATCAGCACTGGCCAACCCCTTGGCGACGAGGAAACCGCCGAGCGCGCTAAGACCGTGGCGGAGAAGAGAGGAAATGTTCGGGTTCATTTATTTCTATTTTTGAATTTCTGGTACAGGTCAACCAGCTTGACGACGCATGTCAGAAACGCGGCAAAAGCGCCGAGCGCCAGGGATGCCGTCTTGAGATTCGGATCGGAGAACATGGCGTTCCCCATGATGCCGATGACCGGACCACCAACGCCGATTGAGATATCTCGAATGAAAGCGTGGTGGTCCGTCATCGTGCTTGGTTAGTTAGCGTCCGCCAGCGCCCGCTTGGCAGCTTCCAAAATCAGATCGGCCAGAGGAACGCCGACTTTCGCATTCTGGAAGCCGCCAGCCTTGATGGCGATGTCGATGAGTTGCAGGAGGTTGTTCGCTTGTTCGGTGGTGAGTTCGATTTTAATCATGCCGCCGGAGCATCGGAAACGCTCGCGTCATTGGCAACCAAAACCGGCGTCACCTGCGGCAGCATCGGAGGCACGATCATCTCGGGCTGGGGTGGAGGAACAGGAGGCAACCACGGCAGCGGCGGAGCGATGACCGGAGGGTTGATCTGATCGTTGATCTGAGCGGAGACGTTCGCCTCAATCGCGCTCTGATCGACGCCATTGCTGAAGCACCAGCCAAGGACTTGCGCTTCGGTCAGATCAGGATACGGCGTGAACGAACCACTCGGAGGGGCGAATGAGGTCGATCCGTAGCAGGTGCCGCTGTAGGTCTTTGCGTCGTCGCCGGTGCCGGTGGTTTCAATGCCGTTGCAACGCCAGTCGGCGGTGATGACGACATCGGTGAGAGTGCCTTCGGTCGGCTTAAC